ACATCAGAGAAAGTTGCGATTGGGTTAATTCTACCTTTATAAAGTGTGTCTCTATCGTCTTGTGTTAATTTACGTCTTGCTCTAATTGCGTTTACCAAACCTCTTGTGTAACCTGCAGATGCGAACCAAGGGAATGCGATATTGTCTGTCAAAGCTAAGTTCTTAACAACTTCTGAAGTTGGTGGAATGTAGATTTGTGTGTTGTTAACCGAATCTCTTGTTAAAATCCAAGGGTAATAAGTTGCAGTATAGTTAGAGTCTATCCCTGTTTCTTCTAAGTTATCTACCGTCTGTTGAGGGTAAATTAACCCTTCTTCAATATCGTTATATGTTGGTAAAAACAAATCAAAGTCAGGTGTTGTACAGATATAAATAGAGTCCGCTCTATCAGTTTCAATCATGTCTATTGCATCCTCAACAAGATTTGAGTTATTAACATAATCAATACCAGGTGTTGCGAATACATTTATGTTTGTTGCTTCAGGGTTAGCAAAAGTACTTTGTCCCCATTTGTATGCGTAAAAGTCAGTATTTGCCCAATTTTCTTGGTTTGGTCCTGAAATAGCTTTAAATGCTCCCCAACCTGTTGCGGTAGGGTAAGTTATACTTGCTTCTGCACCATATTTAAATCCTGTTTGTCCTAATGCGAATGAATCTGAATTTGTTCTATATTCTCTATATATGTCCCATCCATCAAAACCACCATAAGCCATTACCGTAAATTTACGAGTATTAAGTCTATAATATGGACTTGAACTATCTGTCGGTTCAGAGTTAAATGATCCAACACCTACTTCAAACGCCGACTGTCCTGATGTTACATAACCATTTGCAATTGTTACAACAGTCGCTCCACTATCCATGTGGAAACCTTTTGTTAAATAACCCCAAGCCATTCCTGTGGTATCGGTACCTAAATTTGCTGGTAACTGTTTTCCTTTATATTCGAAGAAATCATAATCAATTCCTGATATATTAGAAATACCTAAGTATGCTTTTCTCGGATTTTCACCACTTGAGATTACAGGGTTGTCTCCCCCGTTAGATGAACCAAAAGGTGGGTTATACACAACATCACCAGGTTGGAAATATTTAGTTTTGTAAACTAAGAATGGTGGTGTTGCATTTGCGTATTCTCTTGAGATAAATCCTTCAAAACCACAAGGTAGTGCGTCTATCGGAGCTTCATCACTCATTTCTAACATTACATATTTAGACTTAACTTGGTATTCTCCGTTTGATGTTCCTATCTTATTTGCTACGTAATTATTTTGACTTGGATCTAATGAACAATTAGTGAAACTTTCAATAACTCTTGGGTTTTGATCGGTATCATAAAAATCTCTAATGAATACGTCAAACGTACTACTATTAAATGATATATTACCTATAGACATTTTTACAAGTCTATTAGCCGCGTTACCGTCAGATATTAAAACAAACTTAAATAATTTATAAACTTTATTACCTCTAAGTTCTGAAACTAAATACGGTGTTTCAGGTGTTTGGTATTGTTCTAAATAGAAACCTATTGAGTCAGTATCTAACGATCTTGCTCCTGGTAATTCTATAATATCACAATCTAAACCTCTAATTCTACCTAATCTATATCCACTTGTTAACAAACTAGTGTATGTCTCTTCAACAAATAAAGGAACCTCATTTCTATCTTTACCAAAATTACTTCTACCAAATACTTTAGAAATAAAGTTCTTATCAGTAGATAACATTGATGTTTGGAATTCAAAATTATCCCCGTCATATGTTACTCCTGAAATAAGGAATGGTGAGTATGGGTTTTTAGTAACCGCAGAATAAGAACCTGTACAAATCATTTGTACATCAGTTGTTCCTGTTACTTCATAATTCGGTCCTGATTGTGTTGCACTATAGTTAGATATACCTCTTGATCTTAAAGTTGCAACAACTAAATCATCATAATCTAAATAAGGTGTTCCTGAATAATTAGTGTTATAGAACACACAAGAACCTGAGAAGTTACCTCCAGAACCTGATAGTGTTCTTACTGCCGCACCAAAACCTTGTCCGTAGTACGAACTAACATCATTTACTTGTGAGTAATTAAACAATGCGTAGTACCAAGCATCGTTAGTAGATGCTGATAAGTTAGCCAAAGATAAATTAACATTATTAACCCCAAAGTTTTCAGTGTATGCCGTAATAGTACCGGTACCATTAAGTGTTGTACCTGTTACTAAGTTAAATGTTCCTGCACTGACAGTTCCCCAAAATACTGCCGATGAACCTGAAGAAGGTGAACCAACGGCAAATAAATTTACTTGGTTTGATATATAAGTTCTTAAATCTTGATCAATAGTTGATGTACTACCGTTAAATTCGGTATATGTATTATAAAAATTATTATTTACGTTAATAACGCCAGGAACCGACATATTATATGCAATATTTGAACTTGTTCCTGTTGTTCCTGTAAAAGTTAATGTTGTTGTTGATACCCCTGTTGCTGCGATTGTTGCCGGATTAACGTTACCTATTGTCGTTATTGACCAAGAAGGTCCTGCGTCATATCCTGATAAACCAAGAACTCTTGTGACAAATAATTGATTCGATTGCTGCAAATACGCCTTTGTAATATACGCTAATTCATATTTAGGTATTTGTGTATTAACAAATTTTTCAGGACTAGTCCCTCCAAAATATACTTGGAACTCGTCAAAATTAGTTATGAATATTGGTTCAAACGCCGGACCCTGAAGAGTTTCTCCAGCCAAACCTAAAGTTGTTACACCTACACTTTGTGCAACAAAAGTTAAATCTCTTTCTGACGTATAAACCCCAGGTGAAACGAAAACTTTGTTTGATGATGCCATTTTTTTCTGTATTTTTTATTTATGGTTTTATTTTTTTATATAAATACCTTGAAAAAAACCAAAAAACTTTACATTTAAATAATATTTATTATGTGGTGAGAAAAAATTCTGCCTTTTTTCTGCCCATATAATTTATTAAAAATGAAAAAGATAAAAAACATAAAAATATCAGTAGAAACACACCAAATCCTAAAAAACTATTGTGATGACAATAATTTAAAGATGTATAAATTTTTAGAATCTTTAATTAAAAAAAATTGTGAAAAGAAAAAGGATATATATGGTGATGCTATTTAAACTAAGTATGCTACCGTTTTTATTGATGATGTTTTTGTGATATCATCTTTATACGCCTGTATTAATAATGTATCCCCATCATTAATTTGTATCACATCTAAGTCATCACCAACATAGTTACCATTGATATAAACTGAGTACCCCGATGCACATGACGAACCTTGAGTTAATGTTCCCCCAGTAACGCTACTAAAATTAGGTACTGTACCTCCTTTAACACATATTGTGTTTGAGTTTCCTGAGTTTAAAGATAATGTTATTGTATTTCCTGAACAATTGGTGTATGTTAAATTAGTATTTGTTATTGCACTATACGTTGTGTTATAACAATTAATTAAATTTTCTTGTCCTGTAACTTTTAAATCTGCGGTGTATCTAAATACCTCACTTAACTGCGTTACACCACTTAAAAAAGTGATGTCCAAATCAAAAAAGTTAGGTTTTGGTGGATTATTAATTACTTTTTTACCTCTTACTTTAGTGTCTACTTCAAACATAGTTACTTGTCTTGAAATTGCGGGTGATATTTGGAACTCTTCTTCATCAATTAATAATCCTTTCATTGTGAATTTATAATTCGCTATATAGTATTTTCTTTTTTCTAAGTCTTTAGCCGATTCATCCGAAACGTCATCCAATATAATTGGTATGTAATGTCCTTTAATTTGTTGGTACGCTTGTTTCGATGTGAATGTTTGCATAACTATTTTATTAAATTGATTGATTTCTCTCATTCTATTACAGAACAATTTAACGTTATAAGTTATGTCAACGGGAATTGGTTGTGGTATTTTATAAACATCAGCACCCTTTCTTTGTCCATCCCAAGTGGGTACGGTATAGTAAAAAAACTGTCTTCTATTTGGTATGTTAGCTGCTCCACCTTGAAATGTCCCATATTTTACTTCGGGCATTCTTACTGTAGCAATAAACGGTAAAGAAATGTTTTTATCTAAATCTTGAAAATTCCAAGTCTCAACAAATTGACTCCAATTCTGATTGGTTATTATCTTATCAATTGTCGGGACATTTTTTTCACTAACAACTAGTTTTAATCTATCCTTTACAAAGTCTATCATTCCAAGATCTAAATCTTCATGTAAAACTCCTTTAGGTAAAAAAGTGCCGTCATCGGTAATATCATCAAGCATTTGTTGTCTTCTTTCCCTACCGACTTTTTCAGGAATTAAAGGTAAATGTTTTTTTATTTTTTTTGGTAACGCCATTATTATATTCCTTTAAATTCGTTATCATTAACAGGCGCCCCTATTATTGAACGATAAAATGGTTTGTAACCACCATAAGTATGTTTATTATCTGATAGTACACGACCATCATTTACCACTGAATAATATCTAACTCTCGTTTCCGTTTCGTAATACCCTATGTAATCACCATAGTTAATATCAACACCTAAATTATCCAATTCTTTTTGGTAAACACCAACCTTAACATTACCAGGCTCTGTTTGTGATAATTTTGATGATCCGTAATCCGCATTTGTAGGTGCCTCTACCTGAACATATCCTTTAAATTCTACCGGAGGTAAGAATTGTATCGCATTCTCTAACGCTTCCCCATAAACATCGTCATTATTTGTTCGTTGTCTATCAACTCTGTATAAAACTAAAGTAAAATTCATATCTCCACCAAGCCATTCCTCACCCATAGAAATGTCTAAGTCAAAATCTTCTTCAGAGAAGAATTTGTTTAATCTAGTAATTGGAACTTTATTTTGTGTCATATAATATAAATACTTTGATTGATTTTTTATTAATATTTACTATTTTTATTTATAATATAATGGAAGAATTAATTTCAAAAACTCCCGAAACAAGGGCTCTTCAACTATTAGACGAATATGAAGGGTCAAATAACTATATACTGTCGTTAAAACACAAAAAACAAAATAGTAAATCATTCACCCCCACAAGATCACAAGCAGAATACATAATCAACTTTCATGGAAGAACCCCAAAAGTAGCAAAAAAATGGGTAAAGTTGGACGCTTACTTTGGAAAAAAGATGATGGAAGATAAAATGTATACAAAAGAACCATCAGAAATATATGTTGAAAAGTTATTAGTTGAAAAAGATAAATCATATCACATTTGGGGTAAAATATTTTCAGGAGACACTATACATGACTTTTGGATTCCAAAAACTGCGCTAATAAAAGATAATGAAGTTAAAAATGTTGTTATAAAATATTCTAAATATGACCACAGAGCTCCGATGGATCACCAAAAAGAGGCAATTGAGAAACTTGTTAGAAATAAAAAGTTTATTTTGGCGGATGATATGGGTCTTGGTAAAACAACCTCAACAATTATT